AGATGAATGGGAAGTTGAGACTGAAGATGGTTGGAAGGACATAACACATTTACACAAGACTATAAAATATGATGTTTGGGAGTTAAAGACATTTTCACATAGTTTAAAATGTGCCGACGATCATATTGTAATGGTTGATGGCATGGAAGAAAAATTCGTTAAAGATTTAACTAAAGAAGATAGAGTTATTACTAAAGATGGTTTGCAGAAAGTTATATCTGTTGAAAAATTGGAATTGGAACCAGATGAGATGTTTGATTTAACGGTAAATTCACGAAATCATACATTATTTACAAATGGGATACTTTCTCATAATTCGACAATTTCATCTATATATTTGTTATGGTATGTGTTATTTAATAAAGATAAAACAGTTGCGATGATGGCTAATAAAGAAAGTTTAGCAATAGAACTTTTGGATAAAATTAAAATTGCATATGATCAACTTCCTAGATGGATGCAACAGGGTATCAAAAGTGATGGATGGAATAAAAAGAAACTAGAATTAGAGAATGGAAGTAGAATTATAGCTGCTGCTACATCGTCAAGTGCTTTAACAGGATATACTATAAATTTATTATATTTAGATGAGTTCGCAAAAATTCCCCAATATGTCGCGAATGATTTTATAGCATCTGTTTATCCTGTTGTTACCTCTGGTAAATCTTCTAAAATTATTATGGTATCTTGTGTTACAGATGATACTTTTATTTTTACAAATAATGGAATTCGACAAGTTAAAAATTTTATTAATTATAATAAAGAAAAAGGATATGTAGTAGATAATTATAGAATAGTTGGAAAAGATGGTATTAATGATGGTAAATTAATGTTTAATAATGGAAAAGCATTTACTAGGATAATAGATACTACGTTTGGAAAATTAGAGTGTTCCGTAAACCATAAATTGTGGGCATGTAAGAACGGAGTTTATGATTGGTTTAAATCAGAAGAATTAGATATTGGAGATTATGTTTCTGTTAAATATGGTATGAATATTTGGGGAAATGATAATTACATAGGATTTAAGTCGGAACCATCAACAAAAGGAAAAACAATTTTTAATTATGAATATATAGATAAAAAATTAGCATATTTTTTGGGGTTATTTCTAGCAGAAGGTTCAGTATATAAAAAATATAATAAAAAAAATGGTAATTTAATAGGTGGAATAATTACAATTTCGTGTGGAGATGATATATCAGGAATAATAAAAGAATTAGGATTACATTATTATTATGATGGTAAATTTCATTATAATATTTGTAGCAAAGATTTAATTTTATTGTTAGAGAAATTAGGATTTGATTTAAATCTTCATGCAAAAGATAAAATTTTTCCAGATAAATTACTTTCAATGAGTAAAGAAAATATAATAGCGATGTTATCTGGATATTTTGATGGAGATGGTAGTTCACATAAAAATAGAGGAATTGTTTCAGTATGTTCTTCTTCTAAAAAAATGTTATTACAAATTAAAATGATGTTATTAAATTTGGGAATATTAAGTGATTATTTTGAAAATATAACAAAACCAACAAAAAAAGTTAAAGTTTTTTCTAATCGTTATAGTTTAGCTATGTCTAAAGAATATTCAGAAAAATTTTATAAAGAAATTGGATTTGGTTTAAAAAGAAAGCAAGATAATAGAAATAATCTTTGTTTAAAAAAAATTTCAAGAAATAGTTATGATATTATTCCATTTGCTAAAGAAATTATTAAAAAATATTATTCTAAAGAAATTAGAAAGTTAAATTTATTTAAAGGAGGTAATGGAAATAAACAATTTTCAAGAAATAGTTTGTTAAAGTTAAAAGATAAAATAAAAAGTTTAGAAATAAAAGAATTGAATATTTTTCTTGACGATAATGTTCAAGAAGATTTGCGTTGGTATAAAATTAGAGATATAAAAGAATCAGAAAATTTAGTTTATGATTTTTCTTTAAATGATGACGAAAATAATAAATGGTGTCATTCAGTACTTTATAATGGGATAGTTGGTCATCAGACTCCATTAGGATTAAATCATTTTTATAATTTTTGGATTGGTGCTACTAGAACTGATGGAAACGAAAATAGTTTTTATCCTATTAGTGTTAATTGGTGGGATATCCCAGGAAGAGACGAAAAATTCAAGAAAAAAATTATTAAAGATATTGGATTGCAGAGATGGGAACAAGAATATTCTTGTAAATTTTTAGGTTCAAATTCTACATTAATAGACTCAGATATATTAGAAAGAATAGTATATAAAATACCAATTATGACTAAATGGAATGGTTTGTTGTCTATTTACGAAAATCCAATCCCAGGAAAAGAATATGTTTTAGGAGTTGATGTTAGTAAAGGAACACAACGTGATAGTTCAATGGTACAAGTATTAAGAATAGATAATCAGAAATCATTAAAACAAGTCGCGACATATAGAAATAATCAAATAATTCCACATGATTTCGCCCAAGTTTGTGTATCAATTGCGAAATATTATAATAATGCGCATATGATGGTTGAAAATAATGATATTGGACATTCTGTTTGTGATACAGTATGGCACGAATTAGAGTATGAAGAATTGGTTAATTTAGACCCAAAAGCTTTAGGAGTTAGAAGTACTAAAAGGTCTAAAAAAATAGCTAACATGTTACTAAAAGAATACATGGAAAAAAATTGGTTAGAAATAGTTGATGAAAGAACAGTATATGAACTAAGTAGATATGAAGAAATTAAACTTGGTGTATTTGCTGCTGGTAGACATGAACACGATGATGCCGTTACTTCATTACTTTGGGCACTGTTTTTTGTTAAATCAGATGCATATGAAGGTGTTGATTATAGTTTTAATCAAATAGAAAAGGAATATAATGTTGAGTATGGGGAATGGGAAACCGAAGAAGTTCAAAATATAAACGAAACTGAAGAACAAGGCGATCCGAGATTTATTCCTTCTGTATTTTTCGATGATGATACAATGTAAACAAAAAAGTATAAATACAAGTGAAGGAAATATAAATACATTGGAGGCATAATGGCTGGTTCTAGAAATCCGAAATCGGGTAAAAAAATGAAGACTGTAAATAAAGTAGAGACTGAAGAATTGAAAGACCAGAAAGTCGTTGAGTTATCTCAGTCTGAATTTAAAAAAATAAACAAAAAAAGAAATTAAAATCTGGGACAGCGACTGATCCTCGTTTCCCTGAAACCCTTTCAAAGTAGGGGATTACCAGGTTTTATAAATAATATTGAACCAAAAGAAATCGGTAAACTTGAAAACCTTTGTATTTGTAGCCGAAGTACTAATAGTAAAAAGGGTTCATTAATAGAAAAAGAATTCACAAAATATGCGAGAGTAATGGAGGCATAATATGGCAAGAGTCTTTAGTACACCAGGGTTTTACAAACAAGAAGTTGATTTAAGTGAAATACTTGTGTCTCAGGGTATTTCTAATGGGGGCATCGTTGTTAGAGCGAAAAAAGGACCAGTCAATAGACCTGTTCTTTTTACTAATGACAAAGAATATATTGATACTTTTGGAAAACCTATCTTTACTTCTGGATATGCAAATACAGAAATTGGTAAGTTGACTCCAGATTATGGTTATGGTGCCTATGCAGCATTGGAATTTTTAAAAGAATCATCTACACTTTACGTTGTTAGAGCATATGACGATTCCGAAGATGCATATCCTAATGTTGAAATTAGTAATTTATCAACATTAGCGTTTTCTGCTGATGCTGATGGTATTACCGGATTAACATGGGAAAAAGGAAATAGACTAGATTCTAAAAACTATATTAGCATTATAGATGACTATGCGAATACCGGATTAGGTATCAATAAATTAGTGTTTGCTGCGACCGGACCTGGTACTGATGGAAATAGCATAGCAGTAACAATAGAACCATTTAGTCTTTCGGCTGATTGGAGATTCTCCTATGATGATTATCCAACAGTAGCATCTGCGGCTTCTAATGCCTATTCAGCAACATCCGCTATGACTTCTAGCGAAATGGCAACATATTACCCTATCGCAAGTAAAGTTGCAAAAATTAACGTTTATACTAAGTCAACTGAACAGACTTGGGATTCACTTTATAGAAATAATACAGACAGGGCTAGTGGTAGACTTTTTATCTCTCCTGTAGAAACTTTTTATTGTGCGCTTGATGAAGATTTAAAAGACGGTAATGGGGCCAACTTGTTTGCTGAAACTGTTATAAACGGAAATTCAAAATACGTTTATGTTAAAAACGGTTTAAGCAATGCTGGTAGTTTCCCTGTTGTTACTGCAAGTGATTCATCTGGATTGCTTCCATATGGATTTACATCTGCATCAGAAGAATATATTAAATTTGTATCTTCCGCAGTTGGTGGTGTAGGTTCTTCTACTAATAGATTAATGGTTTTAAGTGGTGGTGATAGTCCATTAACAGCTACTGATGATTCTAGTGGTTGGAATATTTTTGAAGATAGAGAAAACGTATCTGTTCAGATTCTTATCGGAGCCGCTAATAATACAACAACCAAACAAGAAATCGGTAGAATCGCTGCAACTAGAGCAGACTGTATAGCTACAGTTCAAGTCGCTACTCTTTCAGATGATTCAACTACCGATATTATTGACGAAGAAGGATATGGTTATAGAACCCCTTCTTATGTAGCAATTTATGGTGGATTCTCTAAGATTTATGATAATTATAATGATAAGTTTGTATTCTTACCAAACTCTATTCTTGGAGCATCTTTGTTCGCAAGAGTTGATAATATCGCAAATCCTTGGGACGCACCTGCTGGTATTAACAGAGGTGTTCTTTCTGTTCTTGACCAAAGAAAGATTTTTACATTCGATGAAATTGGTAAACTTTATGATAGAAATATTAACGTACCAAAATTCATAAGAGGAACAGGATATGTAATGTGGGGTCAGAAGACAGCACAATTGAAAGCATCTGCTCTTGATAGAATCAACGTAAGAAGAAACCTTCTCTACATTGAAAACAATATTGAGATTGCTTTGCTTCCATTTGTCTTCGAAAACAATACTGCAAAGACAAGATTGAGAGTCTTCAGTTTAGTAGACGAATTCTTGGCAGGTGTTCAGGCTGGTGGTGGATTGACTTCTTATCAGGTAGTTGTTGACGAAACAAATAATACTCCTGCTGTTATTGATGCCAATAGATTGAATGTAGATATTTATTTGGCTCCGGCGAAAACAATTGAGTATATTCAACTCACAACCGTGGTGACTCGCAGTGGCATAAGTTTTGAAGAAATTCGCCTTGCGACTGCTTAATAAATAAAAAAGATTGGACTTTTAGACAAATAAGAATTTAGTAAAAGGA